CGCGACGGTCAGCAGCGAAGGCAACCGCACGGCTATCACTTACGACCTGACGGACAGCTAAACCGTGAGCGGGGACCATTTCCCTAACAAGTACTTCCCGGAACGGTTCTTCCCCGGTGGGTACTTTCAGGGGGGCGAAGTCAACGCAGGCTCAATGTCTGCGAGCCTGTCAGGGTCCGGTGACATCACTGCGCTGCTTGTTGGCGTCCAAGTCCAAGCAGAGGACACGGGCGGCCGGGGCGGGTGGGATCCTTACTACTACAAAAAGCGCAACAAGCGCCGCGACCAACGCAGGGACGTGGTCAAGTTTGTCGAAGAGGTGGCCGAAGCCCCCCTTGCACAAGCACCTGTCGAGATACGAGAGCAGGCACAGGAGGCGCTCGAGGCCGCAAGGCTTGCGCTGCAGCTTGCTGAACTTGAGGCCATGCAAAGGGCGCTCAGGAAGATAAACGAGTTTTACGCCCTCATTCGCGCAGAGGCCAAACGGCTTCGCGACGTTGAAGAGGACGAAATGGAATTGCTGCTGTTGGCAGCATGACGAGCCGCCATCGTTAAGGGCGTTGCATAGCCGCCGCCGGGCTTCACCGGGCGACACTCAAGGAAACGAATGACAGAGGATGACAAGCTGTCGTTTCTGGATCAACCCAGAGACGAGACTGGACGATTTGCGTCTAAACAAGATTCGCAGCCCGTGGAAGCCCCACCGCCTGCACCGGAGCCGCCTGCTGCAGAGCAGCCCGCCCCGACACCGGAACTAGCCCCATCACAGCCGAGCAGCGCGCCCGTACAGCCGCCGCCTGGATACATTCCGATGGCAGCGGTTCTGGATGAGCGAGAGAAGCGCCAAGCCGCACAGCGAGAAGCTGAAGACTTCAGGCGTAAATACGAGGAGGCGACAAGAAAGCCCCCCGTACCTTTGGACCCCATCGCGGACCCAGAGGCCTTCGAACGCTCACTGAACGAACGCATAGAGCGTGTTCGTTGGGACGCAATAACAAACGCCAGCCTTGTTGCTGCTACGCGGCATCATGGAGCCGACAAAGTCAAAGCCGCCGAGGAATGGTTGCAGTCTGAACTGCAGCAGAACCCCGGCATTTGGCAGCAAATCCAACGTCAGCCCGATCCTTACGACTACGTGGTCTCGCAACACCAGCGAACTCTACGACTGCAGAAGATCGGCGACGACGACCCCGATGCCTACGCTCAGAAATGGGCCGAGGCCAACGGATACGTGAAAGCCGGAACAACGCAGCCACAGAGCGCAGGTGTCACGGGACATTCCCCCCCATCGACACTGCCTAGACCTTCACTCGCATCCGCGCCTAGCGCCGGGGGTAAGACCTCGAACGTTCCGGTCGGACCAGGGGAAGCGTTCAACGCAGTGTTCAAATAAGGACACACTGCTATGGCTGAGACAGCCCTTTCATCTGCCTTGGAAAAACAAGTTTGGTCCAAGGACTACCTCGCAGAATACGTTCGCGAGTCTGGCTTCCTTCCCTACATGGGCCGCAAGAAGACTTCGGTCATCTGCACCATGTACGAACTCGCAAGCGAAGCTGGCAAGACGCTCAACATTCCGCTCATCACCAAGCTCAACGCCGCTGGCGTTCGTGGCTCTGGCGTGCTGGACGGCAAGGAAGAGCAGCTTGGCAACTACAACTGCGCCATTTCGGTCGACTGGATTCGTAACGCCGTAAAGGTGCCGAAGTCCACTTCGTACAAGACGGAAATCGACCTGCTGAACGCTGGTCGTGACATGCTCAAGCTCTGGTCTGCCGACACGCTTCGTGCCGACATGATCAAGTACATGGCTGGCCCCACGGTCACCACGTCGAGCATTCCGGCAGTTGACATCGTTGACACTGACGGAAACGTGGTTGTCACGGGTGCAACGGCTGCGAACTACAACACGTGGTCCGCTGCCAACTCTGACCGCATCCTTTACGGTGCGGCCACGAGCAACTACTCGGCCACCCATGCAACGGGTCTGGCCACTGTCGACAGCACGAACGACAAGTTGACGGTAGCGCAGATCAGCCTTGCCAAGCGCATGGCGAAGAATGCGTCACCTGCAATTCGTCCGTTCCGTCTGGAAGATGGCCGCGAGTACTTCGTGATGTTCGTGGGCGCTCGCGCGTTCCGCGACCTCAAGCTGGACTCGAACATGGTCAATGCCAACCGTGACGCTCGCGCACGCGAAGGCAACGGCATGGACAACAACCCGTTGTTCCAGGACGGCGACCTCATCATTGACGGCGTCATCATCCGCCAGATTGAAGAGATTTCGACGCTCATCACAACGTCGAGCATCTTCGCAGCGGCTGGTGCTTCGTCGATTCCGGTTGAGCCGGGCTTCCTCTGTGGCCAGCAGGCCATGGGCGTGGTTTGGGGTCAGGAGCCGATGCCAATCACCGACATGCAGGCGGACTACAAGTTCCGTCCGGGTGTTGCCATCGAAGAACTGCGCGGCATTGCCAAGCTGCACTTTGGAACCGGGTCGTCCTCGGCTTCGAAGCAGCAGGGCATCGTGACGGTCTATTCGTCAGGCGTTGCTGACTGAGTTTGAGCGGCTGGCTTATGGCTGGCCGCTTTCCCTTTTCTCTTTGGTGAGGACCAAACATGCCTACCTATAACTCCAAGCAGTACGCCAACTCGCCAAACGCGAGCGTCGGCGCTACCCCAGGGAACACGATCTCGTTCTACTGGGAAGTACCCATCACGACTGCACTGACGACCTCGGACACTATCAACTTCGGCGTTGTTCCGAAGGGGTTCCGCGTTCTGTCAGGTTGTCTTGAAGCCACCGACATGGACAGCGGCACCACCCTGACGATCAACGTTGGGGATGCTGGGTCTGCGACTCGGTTCTTCTCGGCGTCAACCGTTGGACAGGCAGGAACGGCTTCCAGCACGTTGCTGGTTGCGGGCCAGCATCACATCTACACGGCGGACACTGTCATCACGGCAGTGGCGGCGGCGGGTCCGGCAACAACGACCGGCACGCTGATCTTCTCGCTTGTTGGCCGCTTTGAAGGCCAGCCTTCGTAAGCATGAGGGGGCGGGCCACAATCCGCCCCTTTCTTTTTTTGACACGGAGGGTTTATGAGATTCATCTATATCGGCGGGACGGAATTCGACGGCACCGAAATGCCCGCATCCGTCACCATGTACGGCATCAAGTTCATTGAAGGCGTGGCCAAGGATGTGCTTCCGAGCAACTTCGCCGACGATTCCAAGTTCCAGCACGCGATTGCAAAGCTGAAAACGCACCAGTTTTTCCAGACGGTCAACGACGAGCCCGGCACGCTTGAAGTGCTTGAGGCTCCGAAGGCCAAGCGCGGTCGGCCTGCCAAGGTTGTGGCTGAAGACGCTGTATTTGTTGAGGATGCTGCAGAGTGACGACGAGCAACACGGACCTTTACACGCTAGTGGCCGAGGAGCTTGCGCTCATCAGCAACGGCGAGACCTTGGACGCAAACACAAGCGACATGATCTCCAGGCGCGCAACGAAGGTCCGTGCGTGGCTCGTGGAAGAGTCGCTTGTTTACTGGCTGGATGACAACATCCCCGACGCTGCTGCGCTTCCCTATGCTCAAGTGGTTGCAGGCCAATGCGCGGAAGCCTTCGGGCGCGGGCCGAACTCTGACACACCCTATCTGCTTGGCGAGACGGGCTACCGCTTGCTTGAGCGTCACGTTTCTCAACGCTCTGCCAAAGAGCCAGTTGCTGCGGAGTACTTCTGATGGCTTTAGACACCAACTTCATCGAGCAGTTAACGCTGCTCAACAACGCATCCGCTACCGGGTCATACGTGATTGCGAAGGGCGGAACGTATATCTGGGAGGCCGAGGGCACGTTCTCGTCTGCCACGCTTCAGCTTCAGGCAAAGAATGCCAACGGCACGGCAACGGACATTGCAGGGGCAACACTCACGGCCAACGGCTTTGTGTCTGTGCTGCTTGGTGCAAACGCTGAAGTGCGCGTTGCTGTTACGGGATCGCCGTCAGCGATCTACTCCACGCTCGTGGCGGTGCCATAATGGGCGGGGTCGTTCTCAACAGGCCAGCAATTCGCATTTTGGGCGCAAGTGCTGTTGCAGTCCCCCTGACGGGTGGTACAAGCGAAACAACGCTTGCCACGATCTCGGTTCCAGCCGGGGCAATGGGTGCCAATGGAATCCTGCAGATCCGCACATTGTGGAGCATGACCAACAACGCGAACAACAAGACGTGTCGGGTAAGGTTTAGCGGTGCTGCCGGGACACAGTTCATTGCAGCCGTACTGCCAAGCGCGGCTTCGGCTCAGAACTTGTGCATTATCCAGAACAGGAACTCGCAATCTTCGCAGGTTGGACATACGAGCGGCACGTTTAACACGTTCAACTTCAACACTGGCGCGATAACAACGGCGAGTGTTGATACGTCAGCGGCGACCACTATTGTGATTTCAGGGCAGCTCGCATCCGCCGCTGACACGGTGACGCTTGAGTCGTACCACGTCGAATTGATCCTGCCATAATGCCCCGCGTCCGTATCCCCTTTGGCCGTACCTTCAACAAAGGCCGCAGCAACGCCGCAGGTATGCAGTCTCTGGTCAACCTGTACGGCGAGCCAGTAGACGGCGAGGGGCGCACGGACTTTGTGTGCTATGGCACGCCAGCCCGCTCCCTGTTCGCCACGGTAGGCGGCGGAACCGTTCGCGGCATGATTACGGCTAGCGACGTTCACTACGCAGTAGTGGGCACCAGCCTCTACAAAGTGAACTCAGACGGCACGTCATCGAGCCTTGGGACCATTGAGGGCGCTTTGCCCGTCGATATGTCCTACAACTCGAACCAGATCGACATCGTGGCAGAGGTGAAGTCCTACTACTACGATGTGCCATCCCTGACGCTCACCGAGCATTCAGGTGGGGGGTATGAGCAGGCCACGTCGTGCACATCCCTGGCTTCGTATTCGATTATCGCGGTCAAAGACACAGGCCGCTTCCGCTGGAGACTGACGAACGTCTTCACCTTCGACGCGCTCGACTTCGCCACGGCTGAAGCGGAAAGCGATAACCTTGTCGCAGTTCGTGCAGTCGCCAACGATGTGGCATTGCTTGGCACGAAGACCACGGAATGGTGGGGGCCTACGGGTGACAGCGGGGCCAATGCTTTTGCTCGCACTGCCACGGCATCGGCCAACATCGGCTGCACGTCACGCGATACGGCTCTGGTCGTAGATAGCGGCCTGACATGGGTAGGGCGGGACGGGAAGGCCGGGGGCGTTTCGGTCTATCGTGCAGAGGGCTACGCCCCGCGCAAGATCAGCCCGCCTGAGATTGATACGCTGTTGGAAGCAGTATCAGACCTGTCCACGCTGAAGGCGTTTGCTTATCAGCAGAGAGGCCACCTGTTCTACGTGCTGACACTCCCTGACGAATGGTCAGTGGCTTGGGATATCTCCACCAATATGTGGAGCTATCGCAAGTCCGGGACATGGCCGATGGGTGAAGATCCTACGGGCGGGTGGGACGCAGAGAACTTCGCCATTAACGGCACAAAGCAAGTCGTGGGGTCCTCAGACGGCAATCTCTACGAACTACTTGCCGACAGTTTCACGGAAAACACCGAGGGCATTGTCCGCGAGGCTACGTCCACGCAGATCAGCCACGATGGCAAGCGCGCGTTCATGAGCCGCCTGGAGTTGGACATAGAGGCCGGCGTCGGCCTTACCTCCGGGCAGGGTTCAAGCCCTATTGTGATGGAAAGCCACAGCGACGATGGCGGCATGACGTGGAGCAACCCCCGCAATGCAAGCATGGGGCAAATCGGGCAATACAAGTACCGGGCCGTGTGGAATGCAATGGGGTCTTATCGTAACCGAATAATCAAGGTCCGCGTCAGTGACCCCGTGAAGGTGGTCATGTTGGGCATGTGGGCAGATGTCAGAGTAGGGGCGCACTAATGAACGCGAATTATCTCAGCATGATGGCGCAGCGTTTCCCCGTGAATGGGCAAGTGCAGCAGTCCAAAATGATGCAGATGCTGCAGGCAAGGCGTCCTCAGACGCAGCCACAGGTTAGCATCATGCCCG